GGTTGGCCTCTGTGTGGTAGTAGTTGCAGCTATTGGGATTTTCGCCCCAAAACCAGAGGCTTTCAGTATACAGACAAAGGAGAGATAATGTACGACATCATTCGATGGACTGACACAGGGCGAGACACGCTCGTGACTGGTATCAAGGCCGAGGACGTGGCCTATCTGCTGCACTCGCTACGCATTGAGTTCCCTGCTTGCGTAGCTGTGAAGGTGCTGTAATGGCAGAACTACTCGCTATAGCAGGTATGGCGTTCATCGTCTACCATTTGTGTAACTTTCTAGTAGGGAGGAGATGGTCATGAGCACCACAAGCGATGCCATCCTCTTTGAGATCCTTGAAGTTCTCCGTGAGATACAGACAGACCTCAAGAGAGGTACAGATCTTCACGAGGCTGGCGCTACGGGGTCGCCACGTCAATCTGATTCGGAAGAGGTAGCCGAGGTCAAGTCTGAGAATAACGCAGGAGAATCGAACCTCGCGCGTTACATGGCAATGAAGGAATTGGAGGTATCACCTCAACATCTTGAGATACTGAGGCTGACTCTGACCAACTACGTGAACAACTACGCCGTAACAGCAGCAGGCTGCAAGGCATACCTTGACGAAATGGTCTCCAAAAGCAAGGCGATCAAGACCATCAACAACAATCTGACCATCGTAGGTGGATATTGTCAATACAAAATGGGCACCAACCCAGCTAAGGGCCTGAAGCTGAAGGGGAAAGTCAAGCCCCAAGATCAGCGCTCTGCCTTCACCAAGCAGGAAGTGGATGAAGTATTGGATGGGCTGCTGGCTCCTGAAGACACCAGCTCCTCTCTCTTTGGCCGGCGCTGGATACCAGTCCTGATGGCATTCAGCGGGGCAAGACCAGAAGAAGTGGCTCAGTTGAGATGTGGCGACGTAAAGCGGGTCACAGAGCTGGGTGAGGAGTCCACAACCGGCTCCTACTGGGTCTTTGACTTCAGATCGGTAGGAGAGGGCCAACGTCACAAGACAGACAGCTCACGGCGACTGGTGCCCGTCCACCAACGCCTCTGGCAACTCGGCTTTGATACACTGCTGAACCGGCCAGTTGACGCCATGTTGTTCCCTGAGCTGAACCTTGGGGCCAGCGGGAGGCTAGCTGAGGCTCCTAGCCGCTACTTCAATGGTACATGGCTGAGGATGGTGAAGCGGATTACTGACTCAAAAAAGACACTGTACTCTCTTCGCCATTCGTTTGCTACTGAGCTGAAGCACAAGGGTGTGGATGACGTTACCATCAGCGAGCTACTGGGGCATACTGTCACAGGTGAGACATCTCGCTACGCTAAATCCCACCGTGTAGACGCTTTAGACGCCGCTATCAACCGTCTTGACATCAAGCTCTAACGGCAGCTAAAGGGGGTTAGCTGATTGATACCTCCTAGAAGGATATAGAAAGATTCCCCTAGTATAAGTTGGAAGATTAGTGGGAAGCTGACAACGATGATAACAACCATCCTTCCCTCCCGCTAGCGGAGATGGGGAGTCGGATGAAAGAGGAGGATGAAGATTGACAGGAAGAGTAGCCTCCCATTGTGAGGAGAGTTGGAAGAAGAATTTAGAGGGAAGCTAGAGTGAAGCTAACGTAGAAAGGACTTGTCGGGAAAGGGTTTTCCGGTGAGTTTTTTCAGTCGATTTCAAATAAATCTTTCATTTTTCTTTCTCAATGGAATCAAGGAGTTGGCAGCTTTTGGGCAGAATAAGCGCAAAAAGGGCTGTAAATAGTTGCAATCTTTTGAGAATTAAGCTATAATATACACAGGAGGTAAAGGTCGCACTTGAGTTGACCACTGACCCTCAAAAGGAGAACACAATGAAACGATACAGCGAAGAAGAAGCGCGGATACGGAAGAACAAGCAGCAGAACGAACGATACGCGGCTGATCCAGAGATGAGAGCGCGGAAGATTGCCAACGCCACTCGCTACCAGCATGAGAACCCGATGCAGTACGCTCTCAACATGAAGGCTGGAGCCGCCAACGCCACCGCAAAACAATTGGGGAGTGATGAGAGGATCACTACCGCAGACGTTGTGGCCTTGATAGGTAAGGACTTCCGCTGCTACCACTGCAATAAGGTGCTGTGCCAAGAGAAGGGTAAGCACGTTGGGACTATCTGGGAGATCGACCACTTGACTCCGCAGAGCATGGTAGAGCTAAACCCGAACAACGCAGCGAACATCGTGGCTTGTTGCCGCGAGTGTAACGCCGCTAAATATGTCAAGACAGAAGAAGAGTACAATCAGATCAAGTAGATCCATCAACCGTAACCCGTGGAGGGGAAAGGGCGTCCAAAATGACAAATAGAATCAGTACGGACATCGCATTTGAGTCAATGGCAATCAGCTTGGGTATTCGCAAGGAGCGAGCCAAGCTGGCAAAGGCAGAGAAGGCAGGTAGGTTGTCACAGGTTGGGGCTGGAGCGGATCTGATCGCTGCCATGCTGACTGACTTCACCAAAGGGATACAGGAGGCGTGTGATCGGCGTAGGAGCGGAGCGCAGTCGATTGGGATGGGGGTGCTGAAGAAGCACAAGATCTCGTATGGACAGGCAGCGTACCTCGCATCAACCACAGTCCATGATTGCATCCTGCTTGGCCTCCCGCTTACAACCATCGCCTTCAAGATTGGTGAGAGGCTGGAGACTGAGGCCAGCATGGCTGACTTCAAGAAGGCTGACAACAAGGGCTACAGGTATGCTGAAGCCAAGGTGAAGGAGGTCCAGAACTACGACTTCAAGCGTCAGGCGATGATTGGGTGTAGGAACAAGAACCAGAGTGGCAACGTCAAGCCGTGGAAGGCGTGGACCCAGAAGGAGTTGGGGCACGTAGGCGTCAAGCTCATTGAGATCATGCAGTCATCCACTGGCTCCATCTACGAGCAGAAGGATCACACCGGCACTGAGTTCCTTCATGCCACTCCCGAGTACAAGGAGTTGATGAAAGAGCAAAGGGAGCGAAACGAGCTGTTGAGGCCGATGTTCGGTCCCCTTTCAGAGAAGCCGGAACCGTGGCGTGAGGCTATGGGCGGTGGATTCTCATGGTGGGATCTGAGTCTGGTGAAGCGTGACAAGGGGCAGGGCGACAAGAACGAGGCCCCAAGTGAGACAGTCATCACCGCGGTCAACGCCATCCAAGACACACCTTGGCGCGTGAACCAGAGCGTTGCCGTCACGGTGGAAGCACTGTGGAAGAACAAGACGCTACCTCTTCCCAAGATCCCGAACCGGGAACCGGAGCCGAAGCCGGCCCGCCCCATTGAGATTGGCTTGACCCGTAAGGACATCGCCGTCAAGGACATGACGCCGGTACAGAAGGAGCTGCTCAGCACCTACACGGACCTCCTTCATGAGTGGAACCGGAAGAAGAAGTCCTACGAGTCGAAGATGCTGGCGTCGGAGCAGATCAAGTACTCCGCGGAGCAGCACTTCGATGAGAACGTCAAGCTCCACTACGTGCATCAGCTCGATTGGAGAGGACGTGCTTACCCGACAGTAGCCAGTGGCCTGAGTCCTCAAGGCCCGGATTTCTCTCGTGGGTTGATGGAGTTCTCTGAAGGCAAAGCCTTTGGAACGGATGAGGCAGCGAAGTGGTTCATGATCGCGTTGGCTACCCACCACGGCCAAGATGACATCGACTTTGAGGCCCGCATAAGTTGGCTGGATGAGCACGAGGATGAGGTCATCGCCATAGGAAATGATCCCATATCCAATTTCGCTCTCTGGGCTGATGTCGCAATAGATGAGCCGTATCAGTACTTGGCGAAGTGCATTGAGTATGCTGCGTGGGCTGAAGACGGGTACTCCCTTGACTTCATCTCCCATCAGGTCATCCCGCAGGATGGAACCTGCAACGGCCTACAGCACTTCTCAGCACTCCTCCGTGATCCCATTGCTGCCGCCGCTGTCAACCTCCTCCCCAACGACGTTCCCAACGACATCTACAAGGATGTGGCCGAAGAGGTCATCAAGCGTCTGCGAGTGGAAGGGAAGGGCGACGATGAAGAGGCACGTATGGCCCGTGAGTGGGTGAACAGCGGCCTGCTGGACCGTAAGATGGTCAAGCGGAATGTCATGTGCGTGCCCTACGCCAGCACAGACTACGGTACCCACCAGATGCTCATGGAGCGGCTGGAGGAGATCGAGATGGATGGCACGGTGCTGCCTTTCAGTAACCTGTTCCAGTCCGTGTTGTTCCTCAACCCGCGGGTCCACGCTGTGATTCAGGATACGGTGGCGTCGGCGCACGATGTACTGGAATGGCTCCAGCAGTGTACTCGTGTCAAGGCGTCGAACAACATGGGCGTCACATGGGAAACTCCCAGCGGGTTCCGTGTCTCGCAGGCTTACAAGGTAGTAGCCAAGGGCCGGATCAACACCCACATCGGCGGCAAGTCGAAGGTTCCGCCGCGTGTCTCGTACAACATCGACACGGAGAGGGTCAGTCTCGCCAACCAGAAGTCGGCAATCGCCGCTTGCTTCGTTCACAGTATGGACGCCGCCCATCTAATGCTCACCATATCTGCCATGAAGAAGGACATGGCGAGCCGCGGTCAGACTCCTAGCTTCGCCGTTCTACATGATAGCTTTGGTTGTCATGCTGCGGATGCAGACCTCATGGCCCGCACGTTGCGGCAGGAGTTCGTGAGAATGTACGAAGAGAACAACCCGCTGGAGCAGTTCAAGCAGGCCAACCAGAAGGGCATGGCCTCCACATACCAAGTCTCGTACCTGAAGATGACGCCGGAAGAAGATGTGACACCCGCACTCACCGCACGGCTCCGCAAAGAGCTACGCAACGTGAAGCTGAAGAACGTCTACAAGATCAATGCCGGCGAGTTCATGATCGACAGGGGCAAGGGTAACGAGCTGGAGGAGTTCCTTCGGGCCTTCCAGCCCATCCTCGACAAGGCAGACGTGGAGCTGGAGATCACTAGCCTCCCTGCCGGTATTCTGCCGGATTCACCCTCATTTGGCACTCTGGACCTCAAGGAAGTCCTTAAAAGTACCTTTTTCTTCGCATAGGTTGATTGATACCTCCTAGAAGAAAACAGATTTCTCACCAAACTCCTACGGGTGTTGGGGCATGGTGACGGCTGAGGCAGTCGGATGGGCGTCCGCTGCTTCAGCCTTTTTTATATTGGAGGAGCGAATGATAGACATGCAGAAGCTCTACACAGTAACTCCCAGAGCGATGAAAGATGTTGCCCTAAAGTGCTGTGGCGTTTTACAACGCACTCAAGGTGAAACGGTGGTGGCGGGTGTGGCCTGCTTCTTCCTCTTCATTTGCAAGCGGTATGACATGGACGTTCGACAGGTGTTGGACACTACAGAGAGGGTAATCCGGGATTCTCAGGACAAAGATCCTGTTTCGCTGAGGGCTTTGGCTACTTATCTAAGAGAGGAACTAAATGATTGAGACACTGATTCTATTTTGGGCAGCTTGGAAGTTTGAGCTGATCTGCGCTGGGCTGCTGGTAGCCTTCCCGTTTGTACGGAAGAGGTTTTCCAACAACATCATCGTAGCCGAGTTCATCAACCAAGCTACCAACCAGATTGCAACGGCGATGGAAGCACGAGAGAAAGACCCGGATACCGATGCACCGCCTGACATGAAACGATCCGCGAGAAAGGCCCGCCGGCGTGAGGTGCGAGCCAAGCTAGCGAAGGAGGCCCGAAAGGCCAATAGGAGTAAGAAATGAAGAATGGAATTGTTGCACTGGTACTTTGTGCCGTCGTAGCTTGTGGGTTCTTTTTGTTCAAGCTGGGTGAGGTCAATGCTGAAGCTCCCGTGGTTGACACTACGGTCTATGAGTTGATGGTTTGCCTCAATGGCGACAAGCCCATCTTTCAGGGACTCGTCACAGAGACTTACATTGGCACAGGCTACGTGAAGTTCACTGAAGCTACTGGCCTACGCCGTTTCATTCAGGGTGGGACTTGTATCCTGACGAAGGGCACATCTGAAACATTCACCGCGGCCCAAGTAGCCGCCGAAGCAGCACAAGCAGCACAACAGGTAGGAGGAGCCGAAGATGACACAGGAACAGGTCTTGACGAAGGTAACGAGGTGGTTGAAGCAGAATAATGATTGTCAGCTACCGCTTGATTTGGCAGCTCTATTGATGGAGTGTGGCCTAGATGTAGATGCCGTAGTGGCGTCGATAACAGAGGAGATGTAAAGATGGCACGTAGAAAATTCAAGGACTTCACGAAGAGCGTCACCCCGGCAGGAAGGTTCTCCTTCCCGAAACTTCAGGTACCGGACACGAAGTTCAACCCGGATGGCGAGTACAGCGTGGGTGTGGAGTTGACAGGGGTAGAGGCGGAAACGCTGAAGGAACTGATCGACGAAGCCTACGAGAAAGAATATGTCCACGAGTGCGGCGAGCATGGGAAGACCCTCAAGAAGTATGAGAATCTCCCCTACACTCAGACGTTGGATCGTGACAAGCAGCCTGTTGAGGGCAGCACCACGTTCAAGCTGAAGAGAAAAGCTGGCGGAACTTTTGGAAAGACTCACCCCAAGGCGGGGCAGTCATGGTCAGCATCTTTCCCCGTGTTCAGCGCGGCTGGTACGGAGAAAGTCACGGAGCCCATCTGGGGTGGTAGCACTGGACGTGTGAGCTTCATCATCGTCCCTTGGTACACGCCGGCACTCGGCTTTGGTGTGCGGCTTCAGATCGAAGCTGTGAAAATTCTCTCACTCGTCACTCAAGGTGACAAAGACCCCGGATCGTTTGGATTCGAGGACGAGGACGGCTACACGCCGCCCGCAGCCACAAGCGCTGCACCGGAGGTTCCGAATGACGTGGGCGAAGAAGAAAGCGCAGGCGGAACGGATTTCTAGGATCAGAGCCAGTAAGTTTGAAGAGAAGTTTGAACAGACCTTGATCGCCTCTGGCATCCAGTATGTCTACGAGGCGGTCAAGGTCTTCTTCACGCCTCCCCTCAAGCGCCGCAGCAAGACGTGGGACTGGCTCATTACAACTGACTCTGGAAGTACGTTCGTATGTGAGACAAAGGGCTGGTGGCCTTCGAAGGTCAGGCTGGCCGAGACTGAAGCTATCAAGCAGAACCCTAACACAGACGTTAGATACTGCTTCCAGAAAGCTAGCACCAAGATCAACAAGAACTCAAAGACTTCGTATGCTGACTGGTGCGACAAACACGGCATACGTTGGTGTGAGGGCTCGATCCCTCCAACGTGGCTCAGTGAATAAGCTGGCCGGCGTGGTCCAAGAGCGTTTCGAGGGTCATCCTTGTAAGGACTGCGGCGGATACTTCGCTTACGAGTGTTTCGATCTGGACCACCGTGACCCGACACAGAAGAGTTACACTATCAAACAGCTTCGCTCTTGGAAGGACACTCCCGAGAACCGGGTCACCCTGTGGTCCGAGCTGGCGAAGACTGACTGGATCTGTAAGAACTGCCACGCTACTCGGACAAAGAGGTCCAGAGAAGCCGGCGAAATCAAAGACGGAAGACCTAAAGGATCGGTCAACTCTGTCACCAAGAAGAAGAAAGGGGAATGACATGAGTGACTCAACAGTAACCGGACGCGAACCGTGTCCCGACTGTGGCAGCAAGGATAACTTGACCCGCTACTCAGATGACCATGCGTTTTGTTTTGGTATGAATTGCGGGCGCTATGAACATGGTAGTGATGGAAGCGGTCCATCGGAGAGCTGCTCCGCTCTGATACCCGGTGGATACTGCCCGCTTCCGTCACGCAAATTGACAGAGGAAACTCTGAGAAAGTTCGACTACAGGATTCACAAACCCGCACACTACGCGACCTTCTATGATAAGGATGGAAGAGCAGTGGCACAGAAGCGCAGGGGCGCAGACAAGAATTTCTCTTGGGTGGGCGACCCTGACAAGGCTGTGCTGTTCGGCCAGCAGCTATGGAAGTCTGGTGGTCGCAAGGTGGTGGTCACGGAAGGTGAGATCGACGCGATGGCGATGAGCCAGTGTCAGGGTAACCAGTGGCCGGTAGTATCCATTCGAGATGGAGCCGCCGGCGCAGTCAAGAGTGTCAAAGGGAGTTTGGAATGGCTCAGTACATTCGATGAGATCATTCTCATGTTCGACAACGATGAGCCTGGGATACAGGCCGCGGTCGAGTGTGCTGAGCTACTTCCGCCGGGTAAGGCTTTCATAGCTACCCTCCCTTTGAAGGACGCGGGCGAGATGTTGGTTCAGAGTAAGGTCAAGGAACTCATCCACTCGATGTGGCAGGCCAAGCCGTACCGGCCTGACGGCATCGTCAGTGGTAGCGATCTATGGGACAAGCTCCAAGCGCCTGATCCCATCCGCGAGGCTGACTACCCCTATCAAGCGCTGGACACGATGCTTCACGGACTCCGTAGATCAGAGATCGTGACGTTTGCTGCCGGCACTGGTATCGGGAAGTCAACCATCTGTAGAGAGATCACATACAACCTCATCCAACAGAAGGAAAAAATTGGCTACATCGCTTTGGAGGAAACTTGCAAGCGTTCAGCCTTGGCTCTCATGAGCATCCATCTCAACAAGCCTCTGCATCTGGAGCCTATTGATGTGGAGTCAGAGGAGTTCAAGATTGCGTACAAGTCCACTGTAGGTGAGGATCAAGTGGCGTTCTACGATCACTTCGGATCAACAGACTCGGACAATCTCCTTTCCAAGATCCGATATATGGTAGTGGGTCTTGGGTGTAACTTTATTGTGTTAGACCATATCAGCATCATGGTTAGTGGCACCGAATCCAGAGAGGGCGAACGAGTTCTCTTGGACAGAGCCATGACAAGGCTGGCGAGTCTGGCACGCGAGGTCAACTGTGGCCTCCTCATTGTATGTCACCTCCGCAAGGCCCCCGGTAGCGGGAAGAGCTTTGAGGAAGGGGCACAGATTACCCTTGGAGATTTGAGGGGCACCGCGGGCATCAGTCAACTATCTGATGCAGTGGTAGCAGTTGAGCGCAACCAACAAGACAACGCCGAGGCTGGAGTCACCACTCTCCGCGTGCTGAAGAACCGCTTCTCCGGTGTAACGGGTGAAGCTGGACAACTATCTTACAACTTCCAAACGGGGAGGCTACTTGAATATGACCCATTCACAGAAGGACCCGAGGCCGGCGACCAGTCATCTGAATTCTAGAAAATTATTTGCTGAGTTCCTGAAGCTCGTCACTCGCCCGCAGTATACAATGGGTGCGAATGACGGGGACATCATGGAACAGACCGAGATTATCAACTCCGTGCGAGTCGAAGAGACAAATCCTGACCGGCTGAAGCTGGCTGAGAAGGTGCTCATCTGTGCCAGTCAGTGCATGGAGATGGAGATTGGAATAGAACACTCGGATAAGAAGGCGAAGCTGGAGGCTAAGGCTCTCAAGCTGCTGAAGAAGATTGAAGACGATCCTGAGAAGAAGCCTGAAGGAGGTCAGTACCTATGATGTTGTGTATTAGGGCCTTCGCGCAAGGTTTATTCTTTGGGGCTGGCGCACTAGTCGCGTTCGTAATTTACGGCGCACTGTCAACCGCCTTCTGGTACTTCGTCGCTACTACAGCGATGGACTACGGCGGTGATGACACTAACTATGGAAGAGAAGTACAGGGGGTTTGGGATCATGACTATGAAGACGAAGGAAATACTTTTCGATTTGGAGACCGATGGCCTGATACCCCATGTATCCCAGATTCACTGCGGCGTGACGATGGACTTAGCTACCCTGAAAGTCCACACTTTCGGCCCGTCTGATATTGAGGCGCTGATCGAAGAGCTGTCTTCAGCTACGTTGCTCGCCGGCCACAACATCTGTGGCTTTGACATCCCGGTACTAGAGCTACTACATGGGTATGATGTCCCCGGCCAGAAGTATTTTGACACGCTGGCTATGTCACGGGCCATCTACCCCGGTTCCTCCTCCACCTCCATCCTTCGTATCAAAGACCTCGCCTTCCAAAAGAAGTACGGCGAGAACTCGGAGCTGGACTCGACACATCACGGACGCCACACACTGAAGGCTTGGTCCATCCGCCTCCGCTTGGAGGAAGAGGGCAAGGCTGACTATGACGGCGGCTGGGAAAAGTTCAGTCAGGAAATGCTGGACTACTGCGAGCGCGACGTACTCTGCAACAAGCACCTGCTGGACCACCTCTTGTCAAAGAGCTGGCCCGCTGAGGTGCATCATGTTGAGTCGATGATGACCTACCTTATGTGGAAGCAAGAACAGTATGGCGTGGGCTTTGACGAAGACGCCGCGGTCCTACTGATGGCTGACCTGACTCAGAAGCGGGCAGACCTCACCACGAAACTACAGACCACCTTCCCTCCCGTTGAAGTACCTGAGGGCAGGCCGAAGCAGTGGAAGAAGAACATGACGTGCCGCAAGTTCCAGCCCGGTGAAGAGGGATACTTTGAGCCGAGAGTCAAGGGCGAGTGGCACCAGAAGACCAAGCTACAAGAGTTCAACCCCGCCTCGACACAGCACATATCGAAGCGGCTCATGGATATGTATGACTGGGAACCTCAGGCGTTCACGCCGGGTGGTCAGGTACAGGTAACGGATGTGATCCTGCGGGATCTTCCGTGGCCTGAGGCACAACAGTGTGCGGACTACCAAGTAGTCAAGAAATCCCTTGCGTACATTAGCGAAGGGAAAAGCGCATGGCTGAAGCTGGTTAAACATGGCCGGCTTCATGGGCGAGTCATGCCCACTGGTGCTGTTACCAACCGAGCTTCCCACTCCGCTCCCAACCTCGCTAACGTCCCCTCAAAGGACAAGGCATACGGGAAAGAGTGTAGGTCTCTCTTTACCGCGGGCGGCGGCGACGTTCCGAAGGATTATGTAATGGTTGGGTGCGATGCGTCCAGCCTTCAGCTCTCCATCTATGCACACTACGTTGCAAGGTATGATGGTGGAGCGTTGGCAGCGTTGTGCGAGGACGAGGACGGTGACCCGCATGAGTTCATGCGAAATGCCAGCGGCCTCTTCTATCGTGAGAACCAGAAGACGCTGACGTATGCTACGTGGTTTGGAGCACAGCCGTACAAGCAGGGCACCATTGTCCTTGCTGACTGGCGACAAGCCTTTGACAACAAGCTGACTGACGAGCCGTACCCCGGTCTGAATAAGGCTGGCGCACTGGGTAAGGCAGTCAACGCAAGGATGCTCACCAACATGAAGGGCTTCGCGGAGATGGACAAGTCTTGTATCAAGGCTGCTGCCCGCGGGTACATCACGGCTCTTGATGGCAGGCGTATCCCTGTATCACAGGAGAGGTTGGCACTGCTGACCCTGCTCCAAGGTAACGAAGCTGTGGTAATGAAACACGCTTATGTGTTATCATGTGAACGGCTTGACGCTACAATCAGATCGGGCATGGCTCATCCTTGCCTGTGGATTCATGACGAATTCCAATGGGCATCCGAACCGAGCCACGCAGAGGATGTCGGGCAGATACTCTCTGAATGTATAACTGAGGCCGGTGAGAAGCTGGGCCTTCGCCTGAAGCTGGGCGCTAACTATAAGGTGGGAACATCGTGGGCAAAGACACACTGAACAAAGAGGCGCTCCAAACTAAGCTGAAGAAACATGACGAGCTGGCTAAGTTTGTAAAGAAGCATCCGGCCACACGATTTGTGGTCCCTTTTGTACGAACACCCCTGCTGTCAGGACCGTTGACAGTGGTAATAAATTGCATCAGCACAGCGTGGTATAGAGTGACGCGCTGGTAGGGAGGAGACTATGTTTGAGAGAATGGTGTACCTCGCGGGAGCTGTGGAGTTGGAAGACACATGGCGAGAACGGGCAGCAAAGGAACTTGAAGAGGCGGGCTTCATCCCGCTTGATCCGTTGCGTGGTGAGACAGCAAAGGTTGTGGGCAAGCATCTTGTCCCCGACGTACCGGCTGAGTTGATAGTGGCGAGAGATCTGAATGATCTTCAGCGCATCAAAGCATCAGCCGGCGTGTGTCTCATGCACTTCAAGCAAACAGAAGACGGGCGCAACCCTACGGCTACGCTCTGTGAGATGATGTGGTGCTTCGATCATGGAGTCCCTATCATCGGAGTGATTGGACCGAAGTGTTCTCCGTACCTGCGAGAACATCCGTGGGTCAAGGTGATGGTAACCCATCGCGTTACTAGTTTGACCGCCGCGTTGGAGGTCATCACAACGACATTCAAGTAGGAGGTCTTATGGACTTTGGAATCATAGCGGCAGTTTACATCGCGGGTCTTGTCGTCGGCGCTTGTGCCGTCCTCGTTGCACTCACGTACTAAAGGAGAGAATCATGGCAATCGCACTAATCGACGGGGACATTGTTGTCTACCAAGCAGCCTTCGGGGCTGAGACATACACAGACTGGGGCGATGAGGATGACACCATCACTATCAGTGGCAGCAAAGCAGAGACACGCGCTGCCATCGACAACCTCATCAATGAGATCAAGTTCTCTACCAACACAGATGAAGTCCTGATGGTGTTCAGCGATAAGAAGAACTTCCGCAAGGATGTCTACAAGCTCTACAAATCCAACCGTAAGGGTGCTCGTAAGCCGGTCACCTATACATACGGAGTGGAGTATGTAGAAGCGAACTACAAAACCATGCGCCGGCCCGGTCTTGAAGCTGATGACTGTCTCGGTATTGTGGCGACTGGTGACATCACAGGGTTCGCACAGGATAAGGTGGTGTGCTCAATTGACAAGGACATGAGATCATTCCCTTGTAAACTCTTCAACTGGAATCATGCTGAAGAGGGAGTGCTGGAGATTGCAGAGGTTGACGCTGACTTCTTCTTCTTCATGCAGGTTCTCATGGGTGACTCGGTTGATGGCTACCCCGGTTGCCCCGGCATTGGTCCGGTCAAAGCAGACCGGCTGCTTCAAGAGTGCGTGGTGATACCCGCGGCCAACACAGGCGTGGACTCCTACTTCAACAAGACGTTGGCATGGGAGATCATCGTTGAGGCATACGACAAGAAGAAACTCACTGAGGAAGACGCACTACAGCAGGCTCGTGTAGCACGCATCCTC